AAAGCTAATAGAATCTATGGAATTACAGTCATACAATGAGAAGGGAGAACCAGACAAAGAATCTGGCTATGACCATATGGCTGATTGTCTTGGATATTTGATCTGGAGAGAATTTAATCCATTGTTTGCTCGTGCAGGGCGACCAACAGGAATTAGAATATATTAAAAGTAATGATACTATGAGGAAAAACTGTGTATAGCTCATTAAATATTTATAACCAACCTATAACACAGGCTGTCTCAACAGTTGAATCACCAAATGCGGCATATCAACGCATGGCACAGTTTTGGGATTTGATAACAGACTTGAAGGAAGGCACATACAAGATCAGGAGTGAACATAGAAAGTATTTACCACAGGAAGCAAGAGAAACAGATGACAGTTATGACGTAAGGCTATCAAGATCTACTGTTGTTCCTTACTTGCAAAGAATTGAGAAAATGCTGTCAGGTATGCTCACAAGAAAACCTGTTAGGCTTGATGATGTTTCTGATTTAGTGAGAGAACAATTATTTGATGTAGATTTAGAGGGTAATGATCTCAATGTCTGGTTATACGAAACAGCAAGGACAGCAATATCATTTGGTCATGTTGGGGTTTTGGTAGATGCACCGAAAGAAGGAGACAAGACCAGACCTTATTGGGTGACATATTCACCACGAAATATTTTAGGATGGAGAAGTGAGATTATAGATGGTGCAAGACAGCTTACACAGTTAAGGTTGTTGGAAAATGTTGTAGAACCTGATGGTAAGTATGGCGAGAAACAAATCAAGCAAATAAGAGTTTTAGAACGTGGTCGTTATGAGATCCATAGAAAAGATAAAAAGAATAGTGAATATAAATTATTTGATGAGGGAGAAATGAGCCTCAAAGATAAGATTCCTTTTGCTGTGGCATATTCCAACAGGGTAGGTTTTTATGAGTCACGCAGCCCCTTGTATGACATAGCAGAGTTAAACCTTAAGCATTATCAGATTCAATCAGATTTAGATAATATTTTGCATATTAGTTCTGTACCATTACTTGCAGTCTTTGGTTATCCAAATGCTGATGAGATAACAACTGGCCCAAGTGAAGCTTTGGCATTACCACCAGAGTCAAGGCTTGAATATGTAAGCCCCTCAGGAGATAGCTATGACAGCCAGTTCCAAAGGCTTGGTGATCTTAAGGAACAAATAAACACACTTTCATTAGCTGCGGTTCTTGGTCAGAAATTAGTAGGAGAATCAGCAGAGGCCAAGAGAATAGACCGTTCACAGAATGACAGCACCATGATGGTTATTGCTCAACAGATGCAAGACTTGATTGATAACTGCCTTAGATTCCATAGCGAATATCTCAATGAACCTAATGCTGGAAGCAGCTTTGTAAATAGAGACTTTGTTTCTACAAGGCTTGAGCCTCAGGAGATAACAAGCCTATTAACATTATTTACTGCTGGCACTATCTCACAGGAGACACTTCTTAACCAATTATCTGCTGGTGAAATTCTTGGTGATGACTTTGATATTGAGGAAGAAATGGAAAGCACGCAAAGTGGAGGCTTGGTAGAAATGGAAGCACCAGAAGAACCAGCTACAGATGAAGATGACGATACAGAAGACGCGGCCTGATGAATGAGTACACCAGAAGCATTTTTTCGAGAAACTATTGATTTAAACAGATATAGTAACGCTGTTGCAAAGGATTTTCAGAAGGCATACAATGACGTAATTTTAACGGCTGCAAAGAAATTAAAACAAATAAATATTAGACAAGCCGAAGCTGGGGCAGGGGTTGTTGTTGCACCACAGACAAGAAAAAGATTAAGGGCAATAATTCAACAGTCAAAGATAAGTTTAGATACTTGGTCAAGGACTACAACTAAGCAGATGATAAGAGAGATTGAAGGGCTGGCAGAAGTACAGGCTGGATTTATAGAGAATGAACTTAAAAAAGTTGTTAAGTCTGGTAATGTTCCAATAAATTCTGTTGCTGTTAGTAGAAAATATGCAGAATCTTTTGTAAAAACAGATCCAACACAAACAAATATTTTTACAAGTAAAGAATTTACAGAAGATGATTTTATTAAGTTTGGTTCTAGAAAGTTTGAACTAACGGCAAGACAGGGAGCTATGCAGACTTTACCTAATGGGCAGACAGTTGAGAAAGCATTTAGAGGGATAGCAGAGAGGCAAAAAGATGCTTTAGCAAGACATATTAGGCAAGGGGTATTTAGCGGAGAATCAACAGCAGAGATAGCAAGACGTATGGTTGGCAGACTTGAGTTTGGACAGAAAGGAAGTGTAAGACAAATTGCAGCCGCAGGGGGAGAACTTACAAAACTTGCAAACTATCAGGTGCAAACAATAGTAAGAACATCTGTTAATCAAGTACAGAATCAGGCATCACAGGCGGTGTATGCAGCC